GAAGCTCGGCAAGGCGCAGCCTGGCGAGCACCCGCACATGGATGGCCCGCCGAGCGTGGGCAACGATCAGGCCGCGGGTGTCGGCGTGTCGACGTACGCGAAGTACGCGGCGCCGTTCGGCAGCCTCGACAAGAGCCGCAAGACGGACCTGTTCCACTATCCGCTGCACGGCAAGCTGCCCGACGTTCAGAGGCTTGTCGCTGACCACGGCTACAACGTCTACTACGCGGGCGGCAAGTTCGGCCGCCCTGACCTCGTCAATCGCAACTACACGACGAAGCACCTGATGATCTACGACCCGTCGCCGTCGTCGGGTGGTGACTTCGGTGAGCGCGACTACACGGATGCGTGGCGACAGACGCACGAGCTTGCACACGCCCTCGTGCATCCCGACCTCAACCAGGTCTATGGCGAAGGTCGCCGCATCGGCAAGCTCGGCACGCACCGCACTCTCACCGAAGCAACGCGTGCTGTTCACTGGGAGTGGCTCGCAGCGCACAAGCAGCGCGAGCTGTGCGCGAAGATCGGCGTCAACATTCCCGACAACGTGTTCCACCGCGAAGTGAACACGGTGATGCACGACGCTGTGCATCGCGCGGTGACCGGCAAGTTCACGGAGCCCTCTGACGAAGGCTTCTCTCCTCATGACCATCTCGTTCCGCTCGACACCAGCCTCGGTCTCGTTCGGGACGCCGCACACAATCTTGGCCTCATGGGGTCGCACGACCTCTTGAAGAAGTCCGATCGGAGTCCCGACGTGTCCACGCAGAAGCAGACCTACACCATTCCCGAAGTGAAGGATCGTCTCGTGAAGGCGCTCAAGGAGCGCATCACCGCGTACGAAGGGGAGGTTCTGGGGCTTCGTCAGCGTGAACTTCGCAAGAACGACGCCTGTGTCGTTTGCAAGAATGCGCCAGGCGCGTGCTCGTGCATGACTCGTCTCGCGAAGGGCGAGAAGATGATGGCGTTCGCCAAAGAAGGCCTCGCCGGCAAAGGCAAGAAGCTCGGCAAGGACGAGCTGTGCGCGTCTTGCTCGAAGAACCCGTGCAAGTGCGAAGGCGTGCTCCCGGGCGACAAGGACTCGAAGAACGTGAAGGCTCCCGGCACTGGCGATGACGCTGGCAGCGGTGGCGAGGTCAAGAAGGGCAAAGCGCTCGGCAAGGCCGACGTTCCGTCAGCGAAGGCGGGCTCACCGTCTCTGCCGAAGCCGTCGATCAAGAAGGCCACGGCGATCGAAGGTGGCGGCGAAGGCTCGACCGTCTCGTCGGCGCCCGCAGCTCCTGCCGCTCCCGCAGCTCCGTCATCGGGCCCGTCGCCCGGTGGTCGTGGTGGTCACTCCGTCGGCGCCAGCGCAGGCGTTGGTGGTCGCGGTGGCCACGTGATGAAGAGCGAGTCGCCGGTGTTCCAGGCGCTCAACAAAGCGCAGCCCCGCCTCGGTGGCAAAGACCCCGCGTCGCAGATGATGGCGCAGCACGCGTCGGCAGCGGCTCCTGCGCCTGGTGCCGCGTCGGCCGCTCCCGCAGCGCCCAAGCTCGCTCCCGAAGCACAAGCTGCTCGTCACGCGCAGTACACCGACTTCACGCCTGCTGGCGCGTTCAGCGCTCCCGGCGCTGGTGCAGTCGCTGGCGCAATGAAGCCCGCACCCGCCGCCGGTCCTCCGACGATGGCTGGTGTGCAGCCTCCTCCGGCGTCGATGCGCGGTGGTGCTCCCGTGAACCCGCTCCAGCGCTTCAGCGATGCGCTCCACGGTCGCAACAAGCCCGCAGCGGCTGCGCCCGTTCTCAAGGCGGAACTGAAGAAGTCTCTCGGTTCATGCCTCCTCTGCCGCAAGCCCGAGCACACCGGCTCGTGCGAGTGAGCGGGCGACACAATCTTCAGTCCGTCTAGGAGCGTTCGACCATGGCACAGTCTCTCGTCACCGATCAGGGCACGCTGATCATCCCCAGCTCGGTCGCCTCGTTCAAGGTCGAGGGCAGCAACTCCGGCCTCGCGACCACGGGCGTCCTCATGCTCGTCGGCGAAGCCGAAGCTGGTCCCGATCATCTGCTCGAAGACGATCTGGAACTGAATGCGTTCGGTCCCGAGCAGGGTGCCGAGGTCGCGGCGAAGTACCGCTCGGGTCCGCTCGTCGACGCGTTCCGCGCAGCAGCGGCTCCCGCGAACGATCCCGGCATCACGGGCTCGCCCTCGCGCATCGTGCTCGTGAAGACGAACGTGTCGGTGAAGGCGAAGCTCGCGCTCGCGAACTACGCGGCCGGCACGTACGGCTACATCGCGGACACGAGCTACGGCAAGCTCGGCAACCTCATCTCGGCGTCGGTCGTCGCGAGGACGTCCGAAGTCGTCCCGACCACGGGCAGCTTCACGTTCATCCCGCCCGCCGGCACCGTCGACTACGCCATCCGCCTCAACGGTGGTGCGGCTCTCACCGGTGGCCAGCTCGCAGCGGCGACGTCCCCGGCGGCCTTCCAGGCGGCGGTCAACGCCCTCACCGGCATCGCGGCGACGGGTGGCGCAGACCGCGCCGCGCACAGCGACGCCGGCACCGTGGCCATCACGGCGACGGGCAACAACGTCGTCATTACCGCGGGCAGCGACACGTGGGCCGTGACGCCCACGATCGGCGACACGCTCGTCATCCCGGCGACCTCGGTCATCAAGGGTGGCGCAGACCAGAACGTCGGCGCGTACGTCGTGACCGGCGCGACCACGACCACGATCAACGCGACGAAGCTCAGCGACTCGGCGAAGCCCGGTGCCGTCCCCGGCACAATCACCGCACCCCTCACCGTCGCAGCGACGGCGGTCGGTGGTTCGCCCGCGAACAACATCAAGGTGTACGAGCCCGTCATCATCACGCTCGAAGCCGGCAACCCGGTCGACGGCATCGGCAAGTCGCTCGAAGTCGCGGAACTCGCGACGGGCACCGACCTGCTCTCGCGCACGACGTACCAGCTCGGCACGACCACGGCCGTCACGTGGGTCAGCAAGACGGCGACGTCGCAGCTCATCGTGAGCACGGCCGAGTACGTCGCCACGCTCCGCATCGCGCGCGCGCTCGACGCAGTCTCGCAGGACCTCTCTGCGGGTGGCGAGATCGCTCTCAAGATCGGCTACACGGGCACGTCGGCGGCGCTCGTCATCGATGACACCACGCTGACCATCACGGTCGTCGGTGGCACCGGCACGAGCCTCTCGCTCACGCTCGCCGACTACCCGACGCTCGCGGACCTCGCGGCGACCATCAGCTCGAAGACGGGCTACACGTGCACCGTCGGCAACGCTCTGCTCGGCCAGATCGCATCGACGGCGCTCGACAACGTCACCACGACCTGCGCCACGCAGTTCGGTGCCGCGACCTGCCGCCTGAAGATCGACGCCTACCGCTTCTTCAAGAAGATCGCGGAGAACGCGTCGATCGTGCAGCTCCAGGATGCCGACGACGAAGTCGTGCAAGCCGGCAGCGGTCTCCCCGCTCCCCAGGCGCTCGCGTTCCTCGCGGGCGGCGTCAAGGGCGGTTCGACCGCAGCGGGTGTTCTCGCGGCCGTCGACGCTCTCGAAAAGGTGCGCGGCAACTTCCTCGTTCCGCTCTTCTCGCGTGACGCTTCGGCGGACGTCGCCGACGGCCTCACGGAGTCGACGTCGACGTACCTCATCGATGACGTCAACGCGGCTGTGAAGAGCCATGTCCTCGCGATGTCGGTGCTCAAGAAGCGCCGCAACCGCCAGGCCTTCCTCTCGAAGAAGACGACCTTCACGCTCGCGCGCGAAGCCTCTGCGAACATCGCGAGCTTCCGCAGCTCGATGACGTTCATGGACGTCAAGACCATCGCGAGCGACGGCACCGTCAAGCAGTTCCAGCCCTGGATGGGCGCGGTGCTCGCAGCGGCCATGCAGGCGGCGGGCTTCTACCGCCCCATCGTGAACAAGGGCGTCAACTGCTCGGGCGTGCTCCAGGCCGCGAAGGACTACGACGATCGTCTCGACAGCAACGTCGAGGACGCTCTGCTCTCGGGCCTCCTCCCGATGAAGCGTGCCGATGGCGGCGGCTTCGCGTGGGTCAGCGACCAGACCACGTACGGCAAGGACAACAACTTCGTCTTCAACTCGATCCAGGCGACGTACGTCGCGGACACGATCGCCCTCACCACCGCGCAGCGGATGGAGAAGGCCTTCGTCGGTCAGAGCGTGGCGGACGTCTCGGCGCCTCTCGCGCTGTCGTTCCTCCAAGCGATCATGAGCGACTTCCTTCGCCTGAAGCTCATCAGCGCGAGCGACGACGCCCCCAAGGGCTTCAAGAACGCGCAGATCCAGATCCGGGGCGGGGCGATGATCGTGTCGCTCGAAGTGAAGCTCGCTGGCG